GAGCCGACGCCATGATCCGGTTGTACGAGCGATTCGATCCCGCCGTGGTGCATATCGAGCACGTCGAGCAACCGCAGATCCCCGAGCCGCCAGATGACCCCGCGCACTTGTCGGGGTATCCCCGCAGCGCCAGCAAGCAAGCCATCCTACGCCAGCTCTGGGCGCTCAATCGCGCATGGGAGTTCTATCAAGAAAAGAAGAACGAGGAAGCAGATTACGATGTGATCGTCCGCATCCGCTCGGATCTTCGATTCATGCGCTTCGAGATGCCTCCGGGAGATCATTCTTTGGTTTATACTCCGTGGTGGTCGCGTTGGGGCGGCGTGAATGACCGGCTGGCGGTGATGAACGAAGACGCCGCCGAGAAATACTTCACCACGTTTACTCGATTAAGCGAGATGCTGACCGACGGTGCGCCGCTGCATCCTGAGACCCTGATTGCGGAATCGCTACGCGATTATTATGTGCTTCCTTTAGTCGCAGAGTTTAATTCTCTACGCATGGACGGCACGATGACGCCATTTGATCCCACCGTGATCGACATCGCGGATTACGCGAGGAACACTCGATGACCCTGATTTCGTCGTTACTGATCTCGGCTTTGATTGCTGTCGAGTCTGGCGGTAACGACAAAGCCGTAGGCGATAAAGGACTGAGCCACGGTTGTCTCCAGATCAGACAAGAGGTCTTGGACGACGTTCACCGGCTCACCGGCCAACGCTTTTACCTGCACGATTGTTACCGGCGCGAGACGGCGATTTACATTTGCCGCACTTACCTGACCCATTACGGCACCGTCCGCAGATTGGGTCGTTCTCCGACCGTGCAGGATCTGGCAATGATTTGGAATCGCGGGCCGGACGGTTGGCGCAAGCCTGACAAAAACGATTACTGGCGTCGGGTGCGGGCTGAAATGCAGCGCCAGTCATTAAAAAATTAGCGACGACGCTTGGGCTTTTTCTTACCAATCCACGGAGCGACCGCAAAGACGATGCCCAATCCCGCCGCTACGCTGGCAAAGCGTTCAAACGTCAACAGAGCTGAGTCGGCAGTGCTCTTGTACTTCCGGGATATGGAAAGATTCTCGATGAGCAATTTGTTGATTAGCTCGGTCATTGGCTCGATGACGCCGTAAAGTTCAGCGGTCATGGCGGGAGAATTAAGTTTCTCCATTTGCCCGCTGTCGCAGATCAAACGGGCTTTTTGCAGGTAGGCTTTGACGAGCTTATGCTGCGCCACTAATTCAGAAGGTTGACCAAACTCGGAGATTAGTCGCTCGGCTTCGCTCTCTAACTTGGTCAGCGAAGCGCAAAACTCTTTGGGATCAATTAGCCCTTTGCTCGCCTTGGCCTGACCGTCCACAATCGCCAAGCCGTAGATGTCGAAAAGAGGACTCAGGACGTTGCTCGTCAAAGCAAACTCTCGGTCGCTTGCAGCAATGTTCTCCGAGACCTTTTGCACGGTCATTACTCCGACGCCGGAGAAACAAACGACGGTTAGTGCAAGCGCCGCAGTAATGATCTTCGGGTTCATTTCTTCAGCAACTTGCCCGGATTTTTTGCGTATTTTTGAGCTAGAGAAGTGAGACCGTCGATGATCTCTGGTGAGACTACACCAGCCACGCCGTAGGTGATGGCTTTAACCAAAGAACTGACCTCGATCTGTTCGACGATAAACCAAGCAATGGTTGAGACGATAGCTGCCATCAGGATGCGGCGGATGCTATCCCATGCGGTGCCTTTGATGGGGTTAGCCAACAAACGAGCAGTCATACCAGCTCCGCCAATTACAGCGGTAAGCCAACCGGTCTCTTTCCAAACTTTGGCTACTTCCATGAGGTCTTTAGATTCGTTCATTTTTTAGCCCTCATATCCATGATTTTCTCTAGCGTGCGTCCGCCAAAGTAGAACGACATCACAAGCATCCCCCATTGACCAAGGAGTTCCACAAACGCATCGCCAACGTCGATTGCCGTACCGTCAAGAATGGCGAGCAGAAGATACGCCGTGAGGATGTAAGCCAGCGTGATTGGGCGGATGTTCTTTGCCATCCACGAATCAGAACCCATATCCGCTTCGGCGCGTTTTGTGAGATTGTCTTGCTCGGTCTTGTACGCCTCAAGATCGGCGTTCATTTTTGCCAGCTCGCCGTTCTGAGCCAACTGAGCAAGCTCCAGTTGCGCCTTAGCTTTCGCTTCGGGATCTGGGATGAGCTTGTCGATGAGCTTCGTGCCAATGCCAAGGACTTCAGCGAGAGGGAACATGGTTAAACGGCTTTAGGGTTGGTCAAACGACGAAACAAAAAGTAAGGAAGCCAAATCCATTTTGGGATGCGCGTGACTTGCACGCTCGTTCCTGCGATGAGCGACAGCTCAGCATCCCAGATTTTTATGCGAACAGGTGAGCCATCAGGCGAACAACAGTTGACGAGTCGGACATTGCGCGTCGGAGCGCGGCCCTTGACCCAGTAGTTGTCGTATTGCCCCAACTCCACCGTGCCCGAAATGACGCAGTTATTCAGTTCAAATCCGTCAATGGCTCCTTTGATAGTAACCGAGCCTTGAATCGTGCAGGACTGAAAAGAATAGTCCTTGCCGCGCACGCAGTCGATGGAGTCTTCGCGACTCGCAGGAATGGTCAGACCGCGAGCGGTGAGACCCTCCACGTTGCTGCATTTGAACAGGTCGTCGTACTCTTTCGGGTTCGACGGAGCCTGCCAGTCCTCAGACGTAACCAGCTTGCCGTTGTCCTGTGGGCCAACGAAGCTGCGCCAATTCGTGTCCGAGGTACCGGCCATGTTACTCGGCTTTCGGAGCCTCAGGCGCAGGCTGATTGGCTTTCACGATCTCGGTGAGCTTCGTGCGAAGTCCGCCGACGGTGGCGAGTTCTTCACCGCGAAACGCGCCGCGAGTGGAGCAAACGTCGATGAGTTGAACGACGGCAACGAGGTCGTTGATGTCGATGGTGGGTTTTTGTTGTTCGGTGTTCATGTGTTTTAGTTGGATTGAGTTTCAGGCTTTAGCGGCTCGACGATGACCTTACCGTTGTCATCTGTCCAGTCGGTTTCCATCATGTGCGGGTCTTGGCGTTCGCCGATGACCATCCACGAAATCTCGTCGGTGCAATCAGCGTCCTTGGCTTCGATGGTGAGGATGTTGCCCGTAACTTTGCCGCGAACCGCCGTCCATCCCGTCTCGTTGGTCGTGAAGCATTGCACGTCACGGCACAGCACTTCAAACGTGCCTTCCGTCATAATGGCAGCGGAGTCGATGTTCACCGAGGCTTTTCCATCAACCAGCACAACCTTTCCGCGATAAATGAGGTCAGCTTGTGGGCCTTCGATGAAAGAGTGAACGAGCTGATGCGTGGCCGATTTCTCGGGCAACGGATGCTCAATGCGGAAAGAGCCAGAACCCTTGGAGAGTGCGCCCGTGCAGCTCAACGCTCCGGTGACGGCGAGTCCGGTGGAGGAAACGGTTGTAATTGTCGCTCCATTGACCATGTTTTCAATTACTCGGCCCGTTGGCACATAGCTCACAAGCGCGTAAGCCGCCCCAGTTCCAAACGCACCGCCCGCGCTGTTGTCTAGGCCAATGTAGGATGCGCCGCCGGTGTTCTGGAATCGGGCATAAATTGTGCCGGTTGTGGCTGAAGCCGCAGCCAAAAACTCACCGCTGGCTACGGTCGAAGTAATTGCACCACTCGCGCTCAACGCGCCATCCACAACAAGCCCAGAACTTATCCGCAAATTAGAACCGTCGTTCATTCCAATCTTGCTGTAAGTCGTTCCATCAATCTGAAAACGAATACCGTTGCTGTCCCATGCTGCGCCATTTGAACGATTAAATCGCAGCGTTGAGGGAGCCACTTCACCAGTAACAGCGAGTCCGGTGGAGCTTACTGTTGTAATTGTTGAGCCATTTGGAACCTGAGTATTAACAGACGAACTTGCTTTGATGTATAGAGCAGTTCCGCTACCACCAATGATAGTTGTTCCATTTATACGATAATGGTTATCAGCCGCAGTTGCGTTAAAATAATCACCAGCGGTAACAATTCCCGTCGCGCTCAACGCGCCAGTCACGGCGAGTCCGGTGGTTGAAACCGTAGCGCGAGTTACACCTCCGGCAGTTTGGC